TCATTGGCACCCGAGCATGTACGGCTCGAAACCAATCGGCAGCCCAAACCCTTACGAAAGAAAAGTCTTCAGGTATGCGGTGACGCCAACGGCCTTGAATTCCATTTCTGTCACAATGGTTACTCCAGCGGATGCGGCAAACTTTGTTGCAGAGGAAATTTATTTCCTGGCATCAAATGAGGCGATTTCGCAAACCAGTACAGGCGTTGACATTGAGCTGCCAAATCTATCAGCAATTGTCAAAGTTAAATCTGTAAACGTCGGCACTGGCGTAGTGACTTTTTATGATGCGGTTGGATTTGCTACGGCAACAAATGCGTGGTTGTGCAAGCTTGACACATCAACAACAGACCAAGGCGTTGCGCCATATATACCGCAAAACGTTCGGATTAAAAACGCAATAGGCGATGGTCACTCAATGTTTGGCTTAACCTCGTCGTGCTACAACTTAACGGTTGATGGATGGGCGGGTAATCACTCGTACATTTTGCAGGTCAATGGTTTTGTTAACTCATCGCTACAGCGCTATCGAGGCACGTTTTTGGGTGTGGCTTTAGAGGTTAAGTTTTGCGCACGAAATACGACAATCACTGACGTTATCGGCAACTCAAACCAAGCAGCGACCGCTGGCAGTATCGGCTTGATTGCACTTGGTGAAGGAGCAAGAAACGTCACCATTCAAAACTTTGAACTATATGCGCCCGTCTATTTAAGCACAGGCTCTATACCAACAGTTCAATTTCTAGAATGCTCTGACTGTAAAGTTTTAGATGGTTATATTTTCGCTCCAACAAACACATCTCAGATGATTCAGTTTTACAGCACGAATATGTTTGCGCCAACTGAAAACCTGATTGCAGATGTGAAGATGGTAACCGCAAGCCGACTTGGGATTCGTTTTAGTGGCGACGATGGCACAAACAAGCCAACCCGCTCAAGCGCAATACGCTGCAAGCTGATAACCTCATACTCGCTAGGCGCTACAATGTTCCTCGCTAGGATTGAAGGCTCTACGGACTGTAATGTCGATGATTGCTCATCACCAAACCTCACAACCATTGAGTTCACATCTGCATCAGTGCGCCCAATGGCTCGTAGGAATTTGGTTGCTCCAGGTGGCGGAGTTATCGGGACCAACGGCAAACAAATCGGAGCGCGTGAAAACTTCACGATTGGCAGTGGCGCGTTGCAGCTAGGCGTTGGCATTTCTGTGACTTGGGGCACAGTAAACCCTGAAGGCTCTGTAACTGCCGACTCAGGCTCTTGGTACTATTTGCTTTCTGGACTTAACGCTACTGCGTATTTTAAAACTACTGGCGCTGGTAATACCGGATGGGTTTTAAAGTAGCATAACAAAAAGCCCTCACCCGAGGGCTTTCATCATTCAACAAGACAACCAACCAAAAAGGAACTAAAATGACAGGCACAACAACCAAACCGAAAGACAAGAAACCAGAGAATGCAAAGCCTACTAAGCGCACACGCAAATAACTTCGACATCGCAATGCTTGTTTTGTGGCTGATTGTCAGCTTACGCAACAAGCAAAGCCTGTTGATGCTGTTTTGTTTAGTCGCTTATCTTTACATCCAAGCCGCAACTGCAACCAACTTTTGCGGCTTTCTTATCACTTCATCAATGTTTTTCATCCTCGCTGCTGTAAATATCAGAATACCATCAGAAATCCGTCAAGCATTTGTTTGTTTTGCTCTTGTATACTTAATAGGTGCAGCAGACCAAGCAATGTACTATCATCTTGAAATAGATATGCTTTTTGACAGGATTCAGCCTTACCTGGTCATGGTCGTTAATGCTTATGTATTAGCTTACTTGGTAAGTCGCGGAGGGCGAGAGGGTGCCAAACTTAATGGATTGCATATTGCTGCTTTTTGCCGTCGTTGTTTTAGGCTATCATTGTATAAATAAAGTCAAAACAATCAAACGCAACGAGGCAGCGCGTGAACTTAAAGCAACTCACAGAAAACATGATACATGACTTGCCGAGCTACCTTGGCAGCTTGCAGCACAAGCTTGTTACCGCCGCTGGTGGGACATCTGCAATTTACAACATCCGTGATTATCTTCCAGACCCAGTACACGACACGTTTTTAATCATTCAAGCATTCCCATGGATGGACACAATATCCTTCCTTGCTTTGTTTCTTCTGTTTGTCGAGCGCTGCTTTATTGTGTACGCATGGTATAAGCGCACAAGGCGCGGTGATTACGACGAGGGGAAGCCTGAATAATTGCGCCGCCTAACAGCAACAAAGCTAGACCAACTTGAGGCAATGATAGCTGCCAACCCTACCGATGGGCGCAGCTACTCAACTGTATTTGGTATTGTCTGCCCGAAACATGGTCTATTGCACAATCTTGAGTATGCAAACGGAGAGTGGCGGCAAACAGACAGGAAGGCTGATGTTTATATAGCTAAGAAACTTGAGCTTGTGCTTAGAAGTAACAAGCGGTTTATTGCTGTCGTTGGAGGGCGCGGGTCTGGAAAATCGGTACAAATAGTTGATATTTCCCTAGCAGGCGTTAAGGACTTAGGTGATAAAGTTTACTGCTTGCGGGAGTTTCAAAACTCACTTGATGACTCTGTTCACTCTCTAATATCTGATGAGGTTGACCGCTTAAACTTTGAAGGGTTCAGCACTCAAAACAACGTAATCAGCCATGAGCATGGCGGCGCTTTTAAGTTTAAAGGCTTGGCTAGAAATCCAAACAGCATCAAATCAGCAGCAGGCTTTAGGCGATTTGTGGTCGAGGAAGCGCAGTTCATTTCTGATGAGTCACTAACAGCACTCACTCCGACCGCTCGGAAAAAAGCAAAGGCTGGCTTGCCTGCTAGATTTATCGTAGAAACTGATGACGATGAAAACAAAGAGATTGATGACTTAAATTCAGTCCAGATGATTTTCATTGCCAACCCTGGCTCAAGTGCTGACCCGTTTTCGCAGCGATTTATTGTGCCATTTCAGGACGTGCTGGATAGGGATGGCATCTATGAAGATGATTTGCACCTAATCGTCAGAATGAACTACGACGATAATCCGTGGTTTGAGGACTCAGATTTAGACGGTGAGCGTAGATGGTGCCTAGAAAACACATCAAGAGCTTATTATGACCATGTTTGGGGCGGTCAGTTCAACGACCATGTTGAGGATGCCATCATCATGGCGGAATGGTTTGATGCTTGCGTTGATTCGCACATCAAGCTTAACTGGAAACCAAAAGGCGCTAAGTTTGTCACGCACGACCCTGCTGATAGTGGCGATGCCAAGGCGACATGCTACCGACATGGCAGTCTAATTGTTGATGTTGTCGAAACCTTAACGGGTGACGCCAATAGCGCCTGCGACTTCGCCACTGACTTTGCCACATCAGTTAGCGCCAATCTGTTCTGTTGGGATGCGCAAGGCGTTGGCTTGTCGTTAAGGCGTCAAATTACTGACGCTTTATCAGCCTCTAGCATTCAGTTGGTTGAGTTTTTCGGCTCTGCATCTGTTGATAATCCAGACGGTATATTTGACGGATATTCAGAAGGTCAGCAGTTCGCCCCAAGAACCAACGAGCAATGCTTTGCAAACTTACGCGCACAGAGATACTGGCAGTTGCGCGAAAGATGCTATCTAACATGGCGTGCGGTTACGCTTGGCGAGTATCACGACCCCGATAAGATGATTAGTTTCAGCAGTGAGATAAAAAACCTTGCAGGCTTACGCTCAGAAATGTGTCGCATACCAAGAAAGAGAACAGGCAACGGCGTATTCCAAGTGATGAGCAAAGAAGATATGAAATCCAAGCTTAAAATGAAGTCGCCAAACATGACCGACGCCGTAATGATGTCTCTATGTGACTGGCAACCAGCAACCGTGATAGACTATAGTAACTACACAATACCTTCATCGGGATGGTAACAATGAAACGATTTAGCGCGGATAAGTTAAGAGGCTGGCACCAAGCCGCATTGGATGCGTACACTGAAGCGGTTGAGGATGAAGCGCAACAAGAGCAACGCTCGAAGATTATCGAGACGAATAGATTTGTCCGCATTCCTGGCGCTCAATGGGAAGGCCAAACGTTCTCTGGCACTGACTTAAAAGACAGGCTTGATAAATACCCTCGCTTTGAAATTAACAAGATTGCACGCGAAGTAAAGCGCATCTCTAGCGAGTTCAGAAAGAATCGGATTAACGTAGAGTTTAAACCTGCTGATGGTAGAGCATCCCAAGAAATCAGCGACAAGTTGAACCGCCGTTATCGTGCAGACTATCAAGAAAGCAACGGCGATTACGCTGTGACCGCTGCGTTTGAGGATGCCATCACTGGCGGCATGGGTGCGTTTAAGCTTTGTGCAGAATACGAGGATGAAAGCGACCCTGAAAACGAAGATATGATCATTCGCATCAAACCAATCTTCGACCCTGCATCATGCTTATTCTTCGACCGCAACAGTAAGGAAATGGACAAGTCTGACGCTGAATGGATTGCCGAAGCTTTTAGCATGACAGCCAAAGCGTTTGAGGATGAGTTCGGGCGTCAGTGTCAGTCAATTACAACTATCGACACAGGGCGTCAGCAAGACTATCAACCAACGTCTGCCGTATATCTTTGCCGCATGTACAGCAAGAAGCAAGAGCCTGATGAAATCATCAGTTATACAAATCCTTTAACTGGCCAGATGGCTAAGTATTACGCCAGCGACATTGAAGATATTGAGGCAGAGCTTGCTGAGAATGGCTTTATCGAAACTGGTAAGCGCCGCAAGACTAAGCGAGACAGAGTTTATTGCGGCTTAATGGATGCTGCCGGATGGCTTGACGAACCAGAATTGCTGCCGTTTGACTTAATACCAATCGTCGTTGTGTACGGTGAGCGCTGGTATGTTGACGGCGAAGAGAGGGTGCAAGGTCACGCGACTGTGGCACTGGATGCACAGCGATTAGAGAACTTGATGGTATCAATGCTTGCTGACACCGCCACTTTGGGCAACGAAGGCACGCCAGTCATCGACGTTGAGCAGGTTGCAGGACTAGAAAAGTTTTGGGCTGACCGCAACAAGAAGCGCCCAGCATATCTGCCGCTCAAGTCAATCAAAGACAAAAACGGCAACATCGTCGCGCCTGCTGCTGTGTCTAGCTATACGCAACCAGCGAACATCAATCCCGCACTTGCTAACCTGCTTCAGTATACAGGACAGTCAATCCAGCAGCTAACAGGCTCAGCATCACTTGATAATATGCCTAGCAACTTGGCGCAGCAGACTGTTAACGACATATTCAGCCGCTCGGACAGTCATAGCGGCGTTTATATGGACAACCTAAGCTTTGCCATGAAGTATTGCGGCAGAGTATGGTATGGCGCTTGTAAGCTGTTATACGGTAACGAGCGCACTGTGAAGCTGGTCAGTGAAGATGGTGTTGAGTCATTCGATACCATGTCAGCTTATATCACCGACAAAGAAACAGGCAGAAAGGTTTACACCAATGATTTGTCGATTGGTCGCTATGTTGTAGCAGTTGACGTTGGCCAAGACTTCACAACGCGCAGAGATGCAACCGTTGCCAAGTTAACGCCAATCCTTCAAGTGATGCCGCCGGATAATCCAAACTATCAGGCGATGCTGTCTATGGTTATTGATAACCTTGACGGCGAAGGCCTTGAAGATTTGCGCAAGTACAACCGAAAACAGTTGTTACTGTCTGGAGTTGCCGAGCCAAAAAATCAGGATGAGCAAAAAATCCTTGATGAAGCAGCCGCAGCAGCGCAACAGAACCAGCCGCAAGACGGCAATGTGTTACTCGCTCAAGCTGAGATGGAAAAGGCTAGAGTGCAAAAAATGAAGGTGGTGCTTGACGCTGAAGAGTCAGTGCGCGACTACGAATTAAAACGCGCAGAGCTTGAGCTTCGAGCTGCTGAGTTAGGCGTTAACTTGCAACTCAAGGCTGCACAGATTGACAGTATGCGCGTTGATGACCAAGTTAAGGTTGGAAAGGCTTTGGCGGGGAGATAGCCATGATTGATAGATTGCAAAAGCTTAGACAAGAGGCACTAAATAGATTCTATAGATACGGTGAGCCTGCACTGACAATTGGCTCATCAGTAATCGCCGAGCCTGTATCTGGCTTGGCTGGAATTGGCTCGCTACTCTCTGGAAGGTCTGTATCTGACGCAGCGCTAGCCATTGCTCAGGCTCAGTCAGCAATGACCTATCAACCAAGAACAGCGCAAGGCGCTCAAGGTTTGCAGGGCTTTCAGCAAGTGATGCAGCCAATAGGCGATGTTGTTCAGGGGGCATCGCAGAATCTAGGAGATAAAGCATATTCAGCAACAGGCAGTCCGCTGGCGGGAGCTATTGGCTATAGTCTGCCAACCGCAATGCTTGAAGGACTTGGGTTAAAGGGCTTGAGTATTGCAAGAAAGCCAGTTAGCGCTGCTGATTTGTATTCTGTGCGTATGGGTGCTGGCAAGGTTGATGGCGATAAGTGGTCTTTTATTGGTAGGCGGTATTCAGAAAGGGTTCCAGAAAAATCAATAAAGTCGGAGCTAGGTGAGATTAGATTTTTTGACGCGTCTGACAGTGATGGCGTGTTTAAAGATGCGGCGTATTACGATAATGATGGAAATGTAATAGGAACGTTGTTTTCTGGGCCAGACGCGGATGGCAAGTGGGTTGGCTCTGTAGAGGTTAGGCCAGACATGAGAAGGAAGGGTGTAGCTACAGCACTTTACGACGAAATGGAAAGGTTAAGCGGCGCAAAAATGAAGCCAGCAGACAAAAACAGTGAGGACGCAAAGAAATTCTGGCAAAGCAGGCAGGGCAATCCAGAGCGCAAAAGCGCAGCATCCATAACGGACAAATACCAGCAATCAGGCGTTGCATCATCAATATCAGAGCGACCAAGCGAGATTGTGCTTAATAAAGTCATAGTGCCGAAAGAGAGTAGAGGCTCAGGCATTGGAAGTCAGTTTATGCAAGAACTTATTGATTATGGCAATCAGTCAGGCAAAAAAATATCTTTAACACCGAGCGCAGACTTCGGCGGAAACAAATCAAGGCTTGTTGAGTTTTACAAGCGATTTGGATTTGTAGAAAATAAAGGAAAAAACAAGGACTACGAAATAAGCGAGGCAATGTATAGGTTGCCAGACGCAGCACGCTAAAGCCTAGCAATCGCCAATAACTTGACGCCAAAGATTTGACGCGCCATAATAATGACGGCTTCCGATAGCCTTATATCGAGTTTATAAAAGGGTTAAAAAATGACTGAACAAGTCGAAGAATTGGTTGATCAAAGTTATTTCACTGGCACCGACGAAGCGGAGGTTGAGGCTGAACAGATTCAGGAAGAATCAGCAGAGTCCGAAACCGATGAGGAGTTAGAGTTAGTAATTGACGGAGAAGCGGTATCACCAGCCGCAGATGAAGACGATGTTGCTTTACCAGAGGATGCGGCAGACTGGGCTAAAAGCCTACGGCAGAAATATAAAGAGCAGGCGCGTGAACTTGCAGCGTTAAAGAAAGCGCAACAAGCGGCACCAGTTCAGCATGTCGAGCCAGAACCAGAGTTAGTGTTAGGAAGTGAGCCAACGCTTGAATCGTGCGATTTTGACGAGGACAGACTGAAGCAATCACTGAAAGACTACTACAAGCGGGAGTCTGAAATTGCACAGAAGAAAGCAGCAAAAGAAGCAGAAGCAGAAGCTTTTAACAAGGAAGCGCAAGAGAAGCTGATGACATATCAGAAAAACCGAGCAGTCATTGCAAAGCGGGAATCTGATTATCAGCAAGCCGAGGACTTAGTGCAGAGCAAGTTATCAGTACCGACGCAAAACGTCATCCTGATGCTGTCTGAACAACCTGAAGCACTTGTATTGGCGCTTGGTAGGAAGCCTGAACTGCT